GCGCGTGGCGAAATGCCGGCAGGTGTAATGCGGGATAGCAGCGAAGACTGTTGCGGAGGTGGGCAGCAACTCATGGACGTAGTGACTGTATCCTATTTGAAGGACGGGGAGTGGGTGGAGGTGGGTAGCGAGATGACGGAGCCCGAGGCGCAGGTCGCGAAGTTCAAGCAACGTATCGCGGAACTGGAGGATGAGACCGTTGCTCTTCGTTGCGAGAAGCACGTTTTGACGCAGGAGCGCAAGCGCATGGCCGACAAAGTGAGTGGGCTTTGGCATAGAGCCAAAGCAGCGGAGGATTCTGCCTATCGGTGGAGTGCGCGCGTGAACGAACTGGAGCAGCAATATGAACCAGAGAAGTATGCAGCGCAACTGAGGGATGATGAGTGATGAACAAGGTCTGGATTGAGTGTGATGAGTGCAGGCGGACACTGGCTGCTGTTCTGGACGACGAATCACTGGGGCTATATCTGCGTCGTGGTCATTGCGGAGACTGAGCGGGCATGGTGTGGTATGGCCGTTCATCAACAACGCTCCTACGATAATAGTGCCGTTCACTTTCTTGATACGGCAATAAGCATATCCCCTCGGCTTGCAGATGTCAATAGTAGAATTAGGCAATTATCTAATTATCTATTGGCAAGGGAGCAGGCAGCGAACATGCTCAGCCAAGCTGTGCCTGGCTACAACCATCACTATGCCGACCTGCTGTCTGTGAACTATCGGCCCGCCGACTTCCAGGATGAGCCGAAGAATGTCAAAGTTGGGGATACGTGGTATCAAAACACCGTGTGGGCATGGGAGTGTATCGGCGAATCCCCCGAGAGCAGCGCGCGAATTGTTCTGCTGGCCGCCGGCGGGTATTGAGAAGCGGGGGTCTGCGGGATCGAAAAACGGGAGGATGATTCGGATGGCGAATATGATCCACGACGGTGCGCAGATAGCCTATCTGTGCTTGAGAAACAACGGCGATGAGTTGACAGACGTGCCCGGCTACAGGCGACAGCCCTTTGGCTTGGCGATGATCTCGCGCGGCGCACATGTCGATGTGGAAGTCGGTGTGCCGGATGTATCTGACGCGGAAGCAAACGAAGCGGTTGTTGTTGTGACGACTGCGAGCGTGGCGCTGGGCGAGGTTTTCACCGATGGCGAGCGGGTGGATATAGAGGACATAGACCTTTGCCGCCGGACGTTAGGGCCGGGCGATAGCGTCACGGTGGAGTATAATGCGCGCCATGATGGAACTATGGCGCCGATGGGGCGATACCGTTTCCGCAACGGGAATCCTAAGCCGGAACGGTTGTCGGCGAGGAACAGGTCATTGACGCTGGCGGAAGTATTGCGGGAGGTGAAGAATGCGTACCTCGATCTGCTCAGAGTATTTGGAATTGAGAAGCTTTGCGCGATAGCGTCGCGAGCGCTCAGGCGGTTTGGGAGAAAAACTCATTAACGCCTGCCTGCGAAAGGGCGGCAAAGCATGTAACTCCTAAAATGTCTAATTGATGTCCATTTACAATAATCTGATTTACAGGTAGCCTGTCGATATGACGGGCTATCTGTGTTACGCAGGCATGAGTTCTGGCCGTCCTGGGGGCAGGGCGGCTGTTGCTTTTTGGCGGGCCATCCGCTGGCTGAGTGGCGCTATTATGCGAATGGGCTGTGGCTCAGCCAAGTGCTCGCCGCTTCTTTCGCAGGGCGGGCGGTGATCGCATGGGTGCAGCCCAGGATGTCGAGCAGGCGCGCGGCGAAATCAGAGACGTGGCGATAGCCGACCTGTCGCGGCATCCGCAGAACTACAGGCAGCATCCCGAAGCGCAGCTTGACAGGATAGCCGAGAGCCTCCGCCGGAACGGTCAGCGCAAAGCGGTGGTGGTGCAGGCGGGGACTATGCGGATTATCGCAGGGCATGGCGTGGTGGAAGCCGCGCAATCCCTTGGATGGGATACTATCCGCTGCGATGTGTGGAATTGCGATGACGACCAGGCGGCGGCGTACATGGTGGATGACAACGAACTGAGCCGCCACGCAGAGGATGATGACGCTGTGCTGGCTGGCCTGCTGGTGGATTTACAGGATACAGACTTCCCGCCGATCTCATTTGACGAAGCCGAACTGGATGAACTGTTGGGTAGCGGGACGGCGGCAGAACCGTTTGACAGTGAGGGTGGCGTTGAGCGGGTTATCCATAAGCGGCTGATTGCCATCGTGGTTGATGAAGTGCTGCACGGTGAGCTGATAGCTATAATCGCAGAGCGGTACCCAGACCTGGCGGGCAATGAAGCGGTGGTGAAATTATTGTCCGACGCAAGCCAAAAGACTTGACAAGACAGCACCTCCCGCAGTACAATAAGAGTATACAATAGAGCGCGGGAGGTGGCAGAAATGCAAGCAATATACGAGCCCAAAGGATTGGCGTTGGAGTATGCTCCACTGGCGTGCAATTTGTACAAAGGGTGCCAGCATGGATGTCTCTACTGTTACGCACCATTGGCGACGCGGACAAAGCGAGATGAGTTCGCGAATGGCGGCACGCTGCGGCACGGCATCATTGATGCGCTCGTCAAAGACGCGGGAAAGCTCAGTGGCACCGATGACCGCGTGCTGTTCTGCTTCACCAGCGATCCGTATCAACCGCATGGCAGCGAACCGACGCGGGATGCGCTTGCGATATGCACCGAGCACGGACTGCCCTATCAAGTCCTCACCAAAGGCGGCACCAGGGCAGCGCGCGACTTTGACATCATGGGCCGGGGCGATTGTCTGTTCGGCAGCACGGTGAGTTTTGCCGACGACAATTCCGCCAAGCAATGGGAGCCGGTTGCAGCAAGTATAAGCGACCGCGTAGATGCGATCCGGCAAGCTCACGCAGAAGGCATCCCGACGTGGATTAGTGTTGAGCCGGTGATTGATCCACAACAGGCACTGCTGGTTATCGAGCGGTTTGCGGACGTTGTCGACTACTGGAAGATCGGCAAATGGAATCACGACAAGCGCGCCAACGAAATCGACTGGCAAGCATTTGCGGAAACAGTACACGGCCTGTTGAAAAGTGCTGGCGCATCGTTTTACTTCAAGCGGGAACTTGCCGCCTATCTACCTGAGCATATGGTACCGCGGCGGGAAACGGACGAATGGCAAGCAAAACTAAGCGCGGCAACCAGCAGACGGACAACACTGCAGTTGTTCTGAAGCATCGCCTTCGCGATCATTTCATCGCGAAGACCCATCGCTGCGACTTGTGTTTTGACCTTTTTGCCGGCACCGGCCTGTGCAGTAAAATCTACAGCGAGCATTTCGACCAAGTGGTTGCTGTAGATGAGCGTAGAGCCCAACTCGAACAATTCCCCGACCTGCAGAATTGTGTAACATACCAGGGCGACAACTACAAACTGTTGCCCTGGCTGATGGATCGCTATGGTTCTCCCGCGTTTGTTGACCTCGACGCCTACGGCAACCCCGATGCGTGTCTCCAGTTTGTTCTGCGTTTTTGCAAATGTCCCGTCACCATCGTGGTGACTGATGGCACATCGCAGGCTCGCCGTCGCGCGCAGGTAACCCCACCGGCTTGGAAGATGCGCGGAGTGTATTGGTCAGCGCTCAGTATCAGGTGGCAGGAATGGCCGACGCTGATACACACCCACCTGCACGACTGGGCTGAAGAACAAGGGAAGCGCGTGACAGATTGGCGATACGTTACACCACTTTCGCGAGCGCACAGCCAAGGCGATCCGCCAGTGTATTACGGCGCTGTGATACAAGAGAGAGCGGAGTGACATGCCAGCAGCGAAGGCGGACTGGCATCAGGTAGCTGAGGACTACATCACAGGCACGGATGATGTGACGCACCTCAGCCTGTCGCAGAAGTATTCTGTTGCATGGTCAACAGTACAGAGGCATGGAGCTAACGAGAAGTGGGTGGAGAAGCGTGATGGATATCGCCAAGGTGTTGCAGAACGGTCGATAGAAAAAGCGGTGAATCAAATTGCCAATGAGCGCGCCGAGCAGATCACCCGCAACCGCAAGTCACTGCAACTGGCGCAGGGCAGGCTTATTGAGGCAATTCAGAATGGCGACTTGAAGGCCAACAGCCTGGACTCAGCAGCCCGCGCGCTGGTTGAGGTCATCCGGGGCATGGAGTTTGTGGAAGGCGAACCCGACAGCAGGCAGGAGGTGAGCCACAATGGCAGCATTGACACAGGTAGCGGAAACCTCGGGGAGGTCCTCCGAATACTGGTCGAAGCTGGTGCAGTCGAAGCCGGAGTTGAAGGCGCACCTGACGCCTCGCCATAGTGAATACTGGCCGCATACGCCGACGCCGAAGCAGCACGCCTTCCTGTGCCTCAACTGTCGCGAAGCATTCTACGGCGGGGCCGCAGGCGGCGGCAAGTCTGATGCCCTACTCATGGCCGCCCTCCAGTACGTGGACGTACCCGGATACGCCGCCATCATCTTTCGCCGCACCTACGCTGACCTGGTTCTCCCTGAGGCCTTGATGGACAGGGCGCAGGAGTGGCTGCAACCTACCGACGCCCGCTGGAATGACAAGGCAAAGAGCTGGGTATTTCCATCCGGCGCAACGCTGACATTCGGCTACCTGGACGCCGAGAAGGATAAGTTCCGCTACCAGTCGGCGGCCTTTCAGTACATCGCATTCGACGAATTGACGCAGTTCTCGGAGACGCAGTATCGCTACCTATTCTCCCGCCGCCGCCGGCTCAAGGGTGTTGACATACCAATGCGCACGCGCTCGGCCAGCAACCCTGGTGACCAGGGGCATGAGTGGGTGAAGCAGCGGTTTGTGGTGGGAGGCCGCGCGGAAGGCCGCGTGTTCATCCGCGCCATGCTGGATGACAATCCATACCTCGACACCGCCGAATACAGCAAGACGCTCGACGAGCTTGATCCGGTGACGCGGCAGCGGCTCAAAGACGGCGATTGGGATGTCGCGCTCGAAGGCAACCTCTTCAAGCAACACTGGTTTGAGATTGTGCCTGAGCAGCCGACGGGCCTGCGGCTTGTGCGATATTGGGATTTGGCTTCGACGAAAAAGACAGCGGACAACGATCCTGACTGGACGGCAGGCGCGAAGCTCGGCCATAACGGGAAAGGCATCTACTACGTGTGCGATGTCCGGCGCGAACAGGAGGACCCCGGCGCGGTGGAAGCCCTTGTGCGCCAGACTGCCGAGATCGACGGGCCGGGTGTGGCTATCTGGATGGAGCAGGAGCCGGGTAGTTCCGGCAAGAACACCATCGCGACCTATGCCCGTCTGCTGGCGGGCTACAATTTCCGGGGCGTGCGCAGTACGGGCAGCAAGGTTGAGCGGGCTAATCCATTCTCCGCACAGGCCAAGGCAGAAAACGTGAAGCTCGTACAAGGTCCGTGGATTGGCGAGTATCTCGACGAGCTGTGTGCGTTTCCTGAGGGCGGGCATGATGACCAGGTTGATGCCAGCAGCGGCGCGTTCGGGCGACTAGTAAGCGCGCCGCAGACAGCCACAATCCAACTTGTGGACCCGGTGAGAATATGAACTTGCGGACATCGGTAGCAGACAGGATCGGCGGCGGCCAGTACAGCGACGCGCTGGCTGAGGCTGAGGGCGCACAGCGCGAAGCCGCTATGGTGCGGGCTGAGGCCCAGGTAGCTATCGCCGAGACGCACAGCACGCGGGAGACGCTCGGCTCGGCTATCTCTGCGCTGGGCGAAGCAAGCCGACTCGTCGAGCGCGAACGTGAAGACGCGAAGTGGACGAACCTCAGCGCCGACCAGAAGGGCGGCAACGACGCCATCCCGCGAGGGAAGGCAATCCCGCTGGCGCGCTGGGCATTCAGCGGTGGGTGCCCGTTCACGAAGGCAGCGGTCTGGAACAAGACCAATTTCGCGTTTGGCACCGG